ACCGTGCTGAGCAAGCCATTCTTTCATTTGCTGTACACTGTTAGGATTATCAAGAGCTGTTATGTCCTGCATCTCATCCATAAGGTTATTTCTCGTTATTTCATCAATGCGTATTGCATTTCGTACAACATCCATATCAATTCTGATGCCACGATCATTTATTTCCTGATCGAGCCAGTATTCATCCCAGACAAAATCCGGCACAGGAAATTTATGCAGCTTCTTCTGAATAGCCATCTCGACTTCTACATCACGCTTGTTATATTCTTTGAATAAAAGCCATTTACTTATATCGTGTTTGGGAAGGTTTCTTGTCCTGCCGCCGTTTGATGCTGTGGGAGCACAGGGAATGGAAAAGTAACGGATAAGAGCTTTTCCTTCATCCATTTTTTGCTCAGTGAGCTTCAGCACCTCGCCGACTGATTTCAGCGACAGCGGCAGTCCCATATATGCCGCCCATGTCATAGAGCATTTCCAGCCGTGAGGATCAAGATAGGTTCCTACCGTATCTTCGTCTATACTGTATGATCTGAAATACTGCGGATAGTTTCTGCGGAGATACACCGACAGGCATATTCTTTCAAACATAGCGTTAAATGCCCATTTGGTAACCTTTTCATCAGAAAGTGCCTGTAAAATATCATCCGGGATCTTCTCGTCACGAGCAAGATCAACCACCTGAACAGGACCGTCATTCACTGAATAACCAAACAGCAGTATTTCAAAATTCGGACTTTCTGCATATTTATAAACACCGCTTTTTGTCAGATCAACATCCGAAAAGGATTCAATATCTATACTGAGCTTCATTAAAACACCTTCTTCCGCAATTTTCGGGCGGCAGGAGATCCCACCGCCGTACTCTTGCTTTTACGTTAGTTCAGGAAATCGTCATCATCATCTTCATCGTCAATATCTGCAAAATCATCCTCTGCTCTTGTCTTGCCGCCGAGGGGTTCGCCGTCAGCGATCTTCTGAAGATTGTTCAGACCGCAGGCTATACCCTTGTTGCCGTTGCTGTTGAAAGCATAGAAGGTGATCGACGCTCTGCCGTATACACCGCTGTAAACCTCTGATGTATCGATGATAGGCTGTCTGTCTGCATCGACAATGCCAGGTGCTGTGGGAGAGTTCGCATTGACGAAGTAAGCATTCTGATAGGCTTCATCGTCCGGGCGTTCAACATCTCCGTCACGCAGTGGTGTTTTGATCGCTGTAAGCGGCGGCACAGACTTGCCATTGCCCTTGAGCTTTGACTGTCCTTCCTCATAAGCTGCCTTTATCGCAGCCTTGATCTTCTGAATCGTCACTGTATCCGATTTCGGAATGATAAGGCTGACGCTGTACTTCGGCTTTGCACCCTCAGCCATAGCCTTCGGATTCCATACATTTGCATAGCTCCAGCGTGTCTGTACTCCTGTGATGACCTTTGTCGGGTTTGTACTCTTTTTCTTCATATTATTTGTCCTCCTCAAAATCCTTTGCAGCATTTGCTGCATTCTTCATTTCCGGTCTGGCATCAGACTCCGGTACCAAAGTAGGCTTGCCCTGCGGTTTTACAACAAGACCGCTGAGAAGCTCTCCAAACTTCTTTTTGCCGAGCAGGCTTTCCATAGCCGTAATACCAAGAACACTCTTGTCGTAGGGGTCGTATCCGGCTTTTATGATCTTCTCTGCTACTTTTTTCTCATCAGTGTATTTACGGCTTGATTTTCCCTCAACCAGTTTATATCCGTTCCATTTTTTACCCTTTACAGCCTCTTTCAAAGCATATTCCTTGATACCCTCTGCCCATTTGATAAAGCCATCCAGCTTTCCGAGAAGGCTCTCTATTTCGATATCCTCAAGGGTATCAGGCATTTTGAAATCATATTGTGCCAGCTTAAGGTTGTATTCAGCTCTTGCACGGCAGTTTGCTTTTGCTTTGCAGAAGCGGCAATGATCACCGCATTTTAAAGTGCCGGCTCCCTGATATGCCATATCGGCTGCGGGCTTAAGAACGGTGAAAGCCCAGTTATAAAGCTCGTCCTTTGTCATTTCAAAGGTGCTGACATTTTCAAGCCTGGGCTGAAAGATCGTCATAACAACATGGTTGATATCAAAGATGCCGTCAAACATCTCCAGAGCACCTATGGCATATATCATCATCTGAGAATTATTCAGAGCATCGACCCTTACACCGTTGCCGTATTTGAAATCAATTACGAAGATCGTATCGTTATCGATAATGATACAATCCGAAGTGCCGAATCCCTCTTTGACAAATCTGGAAAAATCCACCCTCTGTTCTACGAACATTAACGGCTTTCTTTCGTCATGTTCCGTGAGTAACTCGTTTATGTAGTCACGGTAATAATCCGTGCAGTCTTCCATTTCCTTGTTATAATAATCAAGGTTTTCTCTGATGTCAGGCTGTTCATAGCCAAGAAGCTCATGGAGCTTATATTCGCACAGGCTGTGTGCCGCTGTGCCTTCCGCCGCATATTCACTGGGCTTTTCCTCAATGCCCTCCGACATCCTGACAGACGGCGGACAGGATATCCATCTTTCGCTTGATGATGGTGAAAGCAAAGCGTGTGTATCAGGCATTGCCGATCACCTCCAGTTCCTTCATCAGTGCAGGATAGTCAGCAGGATCTATCTCTGACAGCTTTTTCGCACCAAACTTTGTAATCAGTGCTTTGACCTCTGCCGTGTAGCCGTCCTTTGATTTCATTCCGAATGCCGTCTGTATTTCCTCAAAGGTCAGCGGCTTGGGCGGTTCTTCCGGGGGCTGCTCCTCCAGAACAGTCTCAGGTGCTTTCTCCGTCTTTGTCCTTCTTTTGCGTGTTGTTTTGTCTTTCGTTTTTTCCTCGTCCGGCTCTTTACTGTCGATAAGGTTATGCAGCTCATCGTAAATACTGATAAGCGTATTGCCGCAGCTTTTGATCTCATCGAGCAGTGCCGAGATCTCGCTCATTGTACTCATTAGTGATTTCTCCCTTCTCCTGTTTTGTAGTCTGACAAATTGCTAACAGTTTTCTTGCCATTCTTGCCGACACTTCACTTATAGCAAGCAGTACATCTATAGCCTCTGCATCAGCAGGATTTCCCTTGTTTCTGACAAGCATATACATTACCTCCGTTCCGGAGCTTATAGTGTTTTGCTCCTTATACTTTACAATGGAGATGAGAAATGCAATTTGACGAAGGATTTTATATTTTTTTCAAAAAACTTTTAAGAATCATAACGATTCAGAATAAATCGGGATATTCAGATTTAAGCAGCTCTTTGATTTTCTTTATTCGTGACAGAAATGTAGTTCTTTTAATTCCTATGGCATCTGCAATTTTTTCATCAGACAGTCCCTTTTGACGAAGTTCACCAATCTTAACAGCCTCCGGCATCAATTCATTCAGACGGGCAAAAAGGCGTTCGAGTTCTATTTTGTCTTCTGCTATACTTTCAACACTTGGTGTATTATCAGTAATCAATTCCATATGAGAGCAGCCCATTTCATCATCGTTTTCGGTTATGTAGTCAAGCGACAGCGTATCTCCGACACTTTGAAACTCGCAGTTGCAGCAATCTCCATCACAGAGCCAGAACTTACTTTTCGGGCATACGCACTGACCGTGTGACTGCTGACGCTTGCGAAAAGTATCATAAAACCTGATGTGCTCTTTGTAATATTCCTCGCTTACCTCCACCCATTTTTTCTCTGCCTTGAGATAGATGTACCTTTTCTGTTCTTCTTTGTTTTGCATGAAAAATTCCTCCATTCAGTTTCCGGAATGGAGGAATATCATTGTAAGGCGACAAAAAGCATAAAAAACTAACCACAGTCTTCATGAAGATTCCTTCATTCCGATCTGCAGCTTTCCGCTCAATAGTCAGCCGGTAGTATTTGATTTTTCTGCCGTACATCGTTGAGCCATCGTTGATCAATCGGTGCAATATACAGCTGAAACAGTTTATTGTCATATTTGGGACAATTATCTGTAAGAACTATTTTATACAAAATATGCGAAAAATTTAGTCGCATTTAATAAAATAATGTGAATTTACAAAATATTTTTGTGGTAAAACATAATTTATAGAAAACATTTATCGAAAATAACACTTTATATGCTTATAACTAAAATAATGTTCCTATAGCCAATATAATTTATTTCAATAATAGTCCACTGTTTTCGTCAAAACAGCATCCTGACCTCCATTGTAAAGTGAGAGCACAGTCTCCCGGAATGGAGGTTATTTTTATGGCTGAACAGAATGTTTTATCAAATACTCATCTTGCAGCATCTTTTAAAGGAATTTCCACAGCACATCTTTTTACGGCTGAACAATTTCAAAAGGATATTGACTATTACAGAGCACAAAAAATAGCAGATGCATTGTTAAACAGTGGACTTATTTCCCTGGCACAATTCAACAAATTAACCGAATTGAACCGTAAATCATTCTCTCCTTTTTTGGCAGAAATAATGCCAGAAACTGTTGATAACACAACAAATCAGAGTTAATATATCACACTGACGAAAGAGGTGATACTGGTGAAAAAAGTTACATTTATCGACAGCACTCAAAAGGAAATCAAGCCAAGACTTCGTGTTGCCGCTTACTGCCGTGTTTCGACTGACAGTGATGCACAGCTTGAAAGTCTGGAAACGCAGAAAAGTCACTACGAACAATACATCACAAGCCGTGATGACTGGACATTTGCAGGGCTATACTATGATGAAGGTATTACAGGCACTAAAAAAGAAAAGCGTCCCGAACTGCTCCGAATGATATCAGACTGTGAAGCAGGCAAGATTGATTTTATTGTCACAAAATCCATCAGCCGTTTTTCGAGGAACACCACCGACTGTCTTGAACTTGTAAGGAAACTGCTTGACCTGAACATTCCGATTTATTTTGAAAAGGAAAATTTGAATACGGGTTCAATGGAGAGTGAGCTTTTTCTTTCCATATTGAGCAGCATCGCACAGGGAGAGTCTGCTTCTATATCAGAAAACAGCAAATGGTCGGTACAGAAACGCTTTTTGAACGGCACTTATAAAATCAGTTCTCCGCCTTATGGTTTCAGGTGGGACGGTCAGCGGATGGAAATCGTACCTGAACAGGCAGAAATCGTCAAATGGATTTTTGCACAGGTGCTTTCAGGCAAAGGAACACAGGCAATAGCCGATGAACTGAATGACATAAGGATACCAAGCAAAAAAGGCGGTCAATGGACTTCTACAACGATATGCGGTCTGATTACCAACGAAAAATATGTCGGTGACGCACTGTTTCAGAAAACATATACTGATTCACAGTTTAACCGGCATCATAACCACGGTCAGGAAAATATGTATTCCATGTCCGAACATCACGAGCCCATAGTCAGCAGAGAAGTATTTGAAACAGCGGGCAGATTGCTTGAACAGCACAGTAAAGAAAAAGGTATCTCAAAGGGCGACAAAAAGTATCAGAACAGATATTGCTTTTCGGGTAAAATCATATGCGGTGAGTGCGGAAATACGTTTAAACGGAGAACACATCAAGGTTATATAGCCTGGTGCTGTAAAACACATATCAAAGATAAAAACCGCTGTCCTATCAAGTTTATCCGTGACGATGAACTGAAAGCAGCATTTGTTACTATGATAAATAAGCTGATATTTGCCCATGAATTGATTCTGAAACCCTACGCAGCGGCCGTGGGAGGTACGGATAAAAACACAGGTCTTCACAGAATAAAAGAACTGCAAACACTTTTAATGCAAAATACCGAACATAAGGAAACATTGACAAAGCTGATGGCACAAGGATATATCGACCAGGCGTTGTTTAACGAAGAAAAGAACAAACTTGTTTCACAGGCAAAGCAGTATCATGCTGAAATAAAAGCACTTCAAAGAGCAGTCAGCGGAAAAATAACATTTGCAGATGAGGCACTTTTTCTCCTGCACTTTACCGAAAAGAGTGCAATGCTGTATGAATTTGACGATGAACTCTTTGAAAAAACAATAAGCCGCATTTCAGTATATTCCAGGCATGAAATAGCCTTTGAACTGAAATGCGGCTTGATATTGAAGGAAAGGATATGACAATATGGGACACACGCCCTATGGGTATATAATCGAAAACGGAAAAGCAGTTATTGATGAAACTGCCGCTGGGAAACTCCGTACACTTTTTGACAACTATCTGAATGGTATGAGCCTGCAGACAGCAGCAAAAGCAGCCGGAATTGAAACCTATCATGGTACGGTAAAAAGAATAATAACGACAAGACATTATATCGGAGATGAATTTTATCCCTCCATAATAGATAAAGTAATCTTTGATAGAACGCAGGAAGAATTGTATAAAAGAGCCGCTGCACTTGGCAGACTGAACATAACAGTAAAAAAACATCAAATCGAAGTACATACCAGATTCTCAATTCCTGACATCAGACAGCAATTTAATAATCCGAAACAGCAGGCGGAATACCTGTACAGCATTATCGAATGTGAGGTGTAATAATGGGAAATATAACGGTTATTCCTGCAAAAAGGCAGGTCGGAAATAATATCACTCAGGAAGAAAAGCCGAAGCTTCGTGTAGCCGCTTATTGCCGTGTCAGCACGGACAGCGATGAACAGGCATCAAGCTATGAAACACAGATTTCACATTATACGGAGTATATTCAGAAAAATCCAAACTGGGTGCTTGCAGACATATTTGCAGATGACGGCATATCAGGAACCAACACAAAAAAGCGTGATGAATTTAACCGCATGATAGATGAATGTATGGCAGGCAATATTGATATGATTATTACAAAATCTATCAGCCGATTTGCAAGAAATACGCTTGACTGTCTGAGATACATACGGCTTTTGAAAGAAAAGAATATCCCTGTTTTCTTTGAAAAGGAAAACATCAATACAATGGATTCAAAGGGCGAGGTTTTGCTTACTATAATGGCTTCCCTTGCACAGCAGGAAAGTCAGAGCCTGTCGCAGAATATCAAGCTCGGCTTGCAGTACCGTTACCAGCAAGGTCAGGTTCAGGTAAATCATACTCGTTTTCTCGGATACACAAAAGACGCTGACGGGCATCTGATTATCGACCCGGAACAGGCTGAAATCGTCCGCCGCATTTACAGAGAATACCTCGAAGGCAGAAGTATGGATAAGATTGCAAAAGGGCTTGAAGCAGACGGCATTTTAACAGGGGCAGGAAAGACAAAATGGTGGACGAGTACCATTAACAAAATTCTCCGTAACGAAAAATACATAGGTGACGCACTTCTGCAAAAGACCTTCACGATTGATTTTCTTTCCAAAAAGAGAATAAAAAATAACGGCACCATGCCGCAGTACTATGTTGAAGGCGACCATGATGCCATTATATCAAAAGAAGTATTTTTATTGGTGCAGGAGGAGCTTGTCCGCAGAAGGCAGGTGCAGACTGTTCCAGGCGGCAAAAAACGCACCTATTCAGCCAATCATTGTTTTGCACAAATCGTTTTTTGCGGTGAGTGCGGCGAGCTTTACCGCAGGGTTCATTGGAACAATCGGGGATGTAAATCAATCGTCTGGCGGTGTATCAACCGACTGAACGGAACAGGAAGTGCCTGTCACGGCCGGACAGTCAACGAGGAGCTTTTGCGGAATGTAGCATTGCAGGCTATCAATCGGGTGCTCTGCAAAAAAGACGATTTTCTGAAAACACTCCAAAGCAATATTACCGCTGTGATAACTCAAAGCGATACACTTTCCCCGGAGGTCATTGATGAACGGCTGCACGACCTGCAAAGGGAACTGCTGAAAAAAGCTAATCAAAAAGAAGATTACGATGCTATTGCAAATGAGATTATCCGCCTGAAAGATATGCGGAAGCAATCAGAAGTTGACAGTGTTGTCAAGGATGAACGGATGAAACTCATCACCGACCTGCAGGACTTCATCCGTGAGCAGCCTACTGAGATAACCGAATTTGATGAAACACTTGTCAAAAGG